TCCAAACCTTGGGTGAAGGATAACTATCTACGTATGCCTGAACGCAAACCTGATTGGATTTAATTATGGCAAGTGAATTTCTTCTCACCGAAAAATACCGTCCTCAAGTAATTGATGATTGTATTCTTCCTGATGAAACTAAAAAAACATTTAAGGAGTTTGTAGAGAAGGGTGAGATTCCTAATCTCCTTCTTGCTGGACCTCCTGGTATCGGCAAAACCACAATCGCAAAAGCATTATGTAATGAATTGGGGGCAGATTATTATGTCATCAATGGATCCGACGAAGGGCGTTTCTTGGATACTGTACGAAACCAAGCAAAGAACTTCGCTTCGACCGTTTCACTTACGGGATCTTCTAAACACAAAGTCATCATCATCGATGAGGCAGACAATACCGGTAATGATGTTCAACTCCTACTGCGAGCGAATATTGAGTCATTTTATAACAACTGTCGATTCATCTTCACCTGCAACTACAAGAACAAAATTATCGAACCTCTTCACTCTCGTTGTGCAGTCATCGATTTTACAATCAAAGGAAAGCAAAGAGTTCAACTTGCGGGAAGTTTCTTTCAGCGACTTCAAACAATCTTGGATAAGGAAAGGATTGAGTACGATCAAAAAGTCGTTGCTGAACTTGTTACGAAACATTTCCCAGATTTTCGTAGGGTCCTTAATGAATGCCAAAGGTATTCCGCAGGAGGAAAAATTGACTCGGGCATTCTTGCATCTTTCTCAGACATCTCTGTAAATGAACTCATCAAAAATCTCAAAGATAAGAACTTTACAGAAGTTCGTAAGTGGGTGGTCTCCAACTTGGATAACGATGCTAGTAGTCTACTTCGCAGGATTTATGACTCCTCTTTTGATTGCCTTTCACCCAACTCTATCCCTGCTGCCGTTCTTATTGTTGCTAGGTATCAATATCAATGTGCGTTCGTTGCTGACCAAGAAATTAACCTCCTAGCGGCATTAACTGAAATTATGGTGGAGTGTGAATTCAAATGAAATCTTTTAAGACGCCTTTAAGGTATCCGGGCGGTAAGTCCCGTGCTTGTGAAAAGATGGGACCCTATTTCCCAGATCTTCGCAACTATGATGAGTTCCGTGAACCTTTTCTTGGTGGAGGAAGTGTTGCGATCTATATTACAAAAAAATATCCCAACCTAGATATTTGGGTAAATGATCTTTATGAACCTCTTGTAAACTTCTGGCAACAACTCCAGATGTTTGGAACTGATATTAAAGATAGACTTGTAGATCTTAAGACGGCAAATAATACTCCAGTCCTGGCAAAAGAACTTTTTCTTAAAGCAAAGGGACAAGTTAATGACAAAGATTTATCCAGTATTGATCGTGCTGTGGCTTTCTATATTGTCAATAAGTGTAGTTTCAGTGGTCTCACAGAGAGTTCTTCATTTTCTGAACAGGCATCTAATTCTAATTTCAGTATGCGTGGGATTGAAAAATTGCCAGGATACTCTAAAATAATCGAACACTGGCGTATAACTAATTACTCCTACAATTATCTGATGGATGGAAACAAGGGTGCTTTTATGTATCTTGATCCTCCTTATGATATTAAGGATAATCTCTATGGGAATAGAGGATCGATGCATAAAGGATTTGATCATGATAAGTTTGCTGCTGATTGTGATACCAATAATATGGATCAGTTAGTGAGTTATAATTCAGATCAACTTGTAAAAGATCGGTTTAAGAACTGGAACACGGGTGAGTTTGATTTGACTTATACAATGCGTTCTGTTGGCGAATATATGCGAGAGCAAAAAGATAGAAAGGAACTATTGCTATTTAATTATGGAATTGAAGGATTGGTTGAACTCGATTAGTTTTACAAAGGAAGATCTATCAGAAAATATTAAAGATTATGCGCCATATATTATCAATCGTTGTTTATCTGGACACATTGATTGTGTAATGTATGCAAATGAAATGAATATGCATCATCAACTTGACAAAGATATGCAATATTCATTTTATCTAAATAGTCTAAGGAAAAAGAAGAGATTTTCTCCCTGGCTCCGAAAAGATAAGGTTACAGACTTAGAGTGTGTTAAAAGTTACTATGGTTATAGTAATGAGAAGGCATTACAAGCACTGAAAATCCTAACAAAAGAACAACTTACTTTCATCAAAAAAAAGCTTGATATTGGAGGAAAAAAATGACTACTACGGTAGAACCTACTGTCGAATGGTCCCAAGGACAAATGGTAGAGGTAATTCTTAATGAACCTGATGATTTTCTGAAAGTTCGTGAAACTTTGACGCGCATCGGAGTTGCATCGAGAAAAGAAAAAAAACTATATCAATCCTGTCATATTCTTCATAAGCAGGGTAGATACTACATCGTTCATTTTAAAGAGCTCTTTGCTCTTGACGGAAAACATGCAAATCTTACGGTAAACGATGTTCAACGTCGTAATCGTATCGTTAAACTTCTTGCTGATTGGGGATTGATTACTGTTCTGAAACCAGATAGTGTAAATGATATTGCACCTCTGAATCAAATTAAGGTTCTTACCTACAAAGATAAGGGAGACTGGATTCTTGAGCAAAAGTATAACATTGGTAAGAAAGGAAAAGCAGTAGAAACCGAATAAATAGTAGTGTGCCATTCGTGCGGCACTCTACAAAAGTCGGAACACCCTAAAGAGAAGTTCGGTTTTTACCGTTCTTCTCTTTTTTGATTTGTGGTTAAATAGTATTGGATGCCGAAAGGATCCACAAAACACAAACTCGCTTTAAAAAGGAGCTACCATAATGACTAACCTTGTAACCTCACGGTTTACACATGCGGATCTTCCTGCGCTGATGGATAAGATCACTCGCAATTCAATTGGAATGGATGAATACTTTGATCGTATTTTTCACCTACATGAAACCACAACAAACTATCCCCCATACAATCTTGTTCAAGTCAGTAATGTAGAGTCGAGATTGGAACTTGCTCTTGCTGGATTTAAGAAAAAAGAAGTCTATGTCTACACACAAGACGGCAAACTCTTTGTGGAAGGTCAAAAGGAGGATAAAGAAACGGAGTCCAACTATATCCACAAAGGTTTGGCTCAACGGAGTTTTAAGAGAGCGTGGACGCTCTCTGATGATACGGAAGTTAGATCAGTTGATTTTGAGGATGGGCTTTTAAACATCACTCTAGGTAGGATTGTTCCAGATCATCACAAGCGAAAGGATTATCTATAAATATAATTGAATATCGTCGGCGCAGAGGAGCACCTGGCAAAATCCAGGTTGACTCCTCCTTTTTTTGTGCTAGAATGGTAGAAATCTGTATTGAAAGATGGAAAAGACAATTAAAGTTCTAGCACTATTGAACAACCTGATTTTGATAACTCAGATTGAGGAAGTTGGTGCAGATATTGGGGAACCAGACTGCAAACTTGTAAATCCTTTTGTTATTAGGAGTGATAAAACTTTAGAACCTTTCTTGTGTGGTTATACTAAACAAGATACATTTATGATTAGTTCTGATAAGATTATTACGCTTGCTGATCCGACACCTACTCTACTTGAAAAATACGAGGACTTGATTAAAGAATGAGATTTTACACTAATGTTCAATTGATTGGAAATCAGTTTTTGGTTCGTGGAGTAGATAATGGTAAAAGATTTGAGACAAGAGATGAGTTTTTCCCAACTCTTTTTGTAAAAACTAAAAAAGATTCTAAGTATAGAACATTAGGCGGCGAAGCAGTAGAACCAATCAACCCAGGAACTGTAAGGGATTGTCGAGAATTCTATAAAAAATATGATGAGATTGATGGGTTTGAGATCTATGGAAATGATCGCTACATCTATCAATATATTTCCGAAAAATATCCAGAGGATGAAATTAAGTTTGATATTAGTAAAATTAAACTTGTAACTTTGGATATTGAGGTTGCTTCTGAAGCGGGATTCCCCGATGTGGAATCTTGTTCTGAGGAAATTCTTGCAATCACTATTCAGGATTATACTACTAAAAAGATTGTTACTTGGGGAGTAAAACCATTTAACAATAAGCAAAGTAATGTGACTTATCATTACTGCCCATCAGAGTATGAACTTCTAAACCACTTTATCAATTATTGGATGATTGATGTTCCTGACGTTGTAACTGGGTGGAACATTCAGTTGTATGATATTCCATATATCTGTAAGAGATTGAATCGTGTTCTTGGTGAGAAACTGATGAAACGGTTTTCTAATTGGGGACTTGTGACTGAAGGTGAGGTTTTTATCAATGGACGTAAGCACGCAACATTTGATGTTGGTGGAATGACTCAACTTGATTATCTTGATCTTTATAAAAAGTTTACTTATAAAGCACAGGAGTCATATCGTCTTGATTATATTGCCGAGGTTGAGTTGGGACAGAAGAAACTGGATCACTCTGAGTTTGATACATTCAAAGATTTCTATACTCAAGGTTGGCAAAAGTTTATTGAATATAACATTGTTGACGTAGAACTTGTTGACCGTTTGGAAGACAAGATGAAACTGATTGAACTTGCACTTACGATGGCATATGATGCCAAAGTGAATTATGCTGATGTGTTTTATCAAGTTAGGATGTGGGATAATATTATCTACAATTATCTTAAGAAAAGAAACATTGTAATTCCGCCCAAGAATAAATCTCAGAAGAATGAAAAGTATGCTGGTGCATATGTAAAAGAACCAAAACCTGGCAAGTATGATTGGGTGGTAAACTTTGACCTTAACTCACTGTATCCTCACTTGATTATGCAGTACAATATTTCTCCAGAAACTTTGATTGATGAGAGACATCCAAATGTGACTGTTGATAAAATTTTAAATCAACAGATCAGTTTTGAGATGTATAAAGACTACGCAGTGTGTGCAAACGGAGCAATGTTTCGTAAGGACATTCGTGGATTTCTTCCTGAGCTGATGGAAAAGATGTATCAGGATCGTGTCATCTTTAAAAAGAAGATGATTGAAGCAAAGAAGCAATATGAAAAAACCAAGAATAAAGAACTTGTAAAAGAGATTGCTCGTTGTAATAATATTCAGATGGCAAAGAAGATTTCTTTGAACTCTGCTTATGGTGCAATTGGTAATCAGTATTTTCGTTACTACAAACTTGAAAATGCTGAGGCAATCACTTTGAGTGGTCAAGTTTCAATTCGTTGGATTGAAGAAAAAATGAACTCTTATTTAAACAAAGTTCTCAAAACAGACGGTGTAGATTATGTCATTGCTTCTGATACTGATTCCATTTATCTTAATATGGGTCCTTTGGTTGAAACTGTATTCAAGGGAAGAGAGAAAACTACTGAAAGCGTTGTTTCGTTCCTTGATAAGGTCGCTTCGATGGAACTTGAAAAGTATATTGAAGGTTCTTACCAAGAATTGGCGACCTATGTAAATGCATACGATCAGAAGATGCAGATGAAGCGAGAAAATATTGCTGATCGCGGAATCTGGACCGCAAAGAAGCGTTACATTCTCAATGTGTGGGATAGTGAAGGTGTCCGATATGAAGAACCAAAACTAAAGATGATGGGCATTGAAGCAGTTAAATCTTCTACTCCTGCACCTTGTCGTAAGATGATTAAGGATGCTTTGAAGTTGATGATGAGTGGAACAGAAGATGAAGTGATCGACTTTATTGAGAATGCAAGAAAAGAATTTAAATCACTTTCACCAGAACAAATTTCATTTCCGCGTTCTGTGTCTGATGTTCAAAAATATCAGTCATCTTCGACAATTTATATAAAGGGCACTCCAATTCACGTTAGAGGGGCATTGCTTTTTAATTATTATATTAAGAAGAATAATCTAACAAACAAGTATTCTTTAATTCAAAATGGGGAAAAAATTAAATTTATTTACTTAAAAAAACCAAATACAATTCAAGAGAATGTGGTTTCTTTTATTCAAGAGTTTCCTAAAGAACTTAACATTGACAAATACATAGACTATGAACTACAATTTGAAAAAGCATTTCTAGAACCACTTAAAATTATTCTCGATGCTATTGGGTGGAATGTAGAAAAAACTGTAAACCTTGAATTATTTTTTGGATGATAATAATGAAAAAACTATCTAGAATTTTTAAAAGACTTACAGCGTGGATGGTAAAAGATACTGACGTAATGGTCAGGAATAGTGATGGGTGGGCAGATGATGTTTTCTATCAAATCAAGATGGCAACACCATCTCCAGAAACTAAAACTATTTCTTATATTGATAAGGACACGAATATTATGAGTCCATTTCCAGAAGTATCTGGAACTACTACTATTGGTGGAATTAGTACTGATATTGTTGCTGATATTGTTGATGGTATCAGTAATTGGGTAAATGATATGGACGTTTATGTCCGAATACAGAAAGTGACCCGCAATGGTGATCCTATTGGAAAGGCACTTCTTATGTGCTTTACTAATCCTAGTGTAGGGTGCCCTTGGTTTTCTATTCAAAGAAGTGATGATAGTTGGTACTATTTTGAAAAATCACTTTATGAAAATCAGGGTGTTGGTGTGTTAGATGCCTTTGATGATGGAACTTCTCTTGATATTAGGAGAGAGGGTGATACTGACGTAAAAAACTGGAAAATTAACATTGGTTGATATGGACTTTCTTAAAGATATTGTAAAGGAAATTGGTGGCGAGTATACACAACTTGCTTCTGATATTGATGAGACTGAGAGTTATGTGGATACAGGTTCGTACATTTTTAATGCACTGGTTTCAGGTAGTGTATTTGGTGGCGTATCTGGCAATAAGATTACTGCTATTGCTGGAGAGTCTTCTACTGGAAAAACTTTCTTCTCTCTCGCTGTTGTTAAGAATTTTCTTAATACTAACCCCGATGGTTATTGTCTCTACTTTGATACTGAAGCTGCTATTACTAAATCACTATTAGAATCCCGTGGAATTGATACTTCTCGCATTGTTGTTGTTAATGTTGTTACAGTTGAAGAGTTTCGTGGTAAAGCACTTAAAGCGGTAGACTTGTATATGAAAAAACCTGAAGGTGAGCGCAATCCTTGCATGTTTGTGCTAGACTCTTTAGGTATGCTTTCTA